TGTTCGTGGCACACAGCATAATTGGAATAAGCCAATATCATATAAGGATAACTCATGGATAACATAGATGACATCATATTTGAACTAGATGAAGAAGTTAAAGAGGTAATCGCAGATAACCCTGTGACAGACGCTTTGCTAAGCCATCTGTGTTTAGAATTAGAGGAAATGAATCAAAAAATTGGAAATTGGGCGTATTTAACAGATGTTGTGTTAGCCGCTGCCGCTTTTTCATTTTATCGTGCAGGTGGCACAAATGATGAATTTATGGAAAAACTACAAAGCGTAGATATTAGACCTGACATTAGTAAATTAAATTAGGAGAAACTATGGAAATACTAAAAAACATATTTAATTATGTAAAAAATCACTCGTGGGATTATGTAGATGCTGCATTAGGCGGCATTATCGTACTCCTTTTATTAATTTTAACAATAGGATAATACAATGCAAAGAAGCCAAGCACTTGATATAGATAAGCAGAAGAAAAAAGAACAAGAAGAAAAAAAATCTGCTGAAAAGAAAAAAACAACCAAAAAATAGGTTACATTATGGAAGAACTAGAGTTTCAGGCTTTAGTGCGTAATGAGATTGAAAACGCATTAGGGTTTTATGATAGCGAGTATGGTATAGACCGCATACAAGCAATGGATTACTACATGGGTGAAAAGTTCGGCAACGAACAAGAAGGGCGTTCCCAAGTTGTAACGACAGAAGTTGCCGATACCATTGAGTTTATCATGCCAAGCCTTATGCGTACATTTACACAAACTGACAATTATGTTGAGTTTATGCCTCGACAAGAAGAAGATGTTGAGGGCGCAAAACAAGCCACATCATACGCTAATTATGTCATTAACTGTCAAAATGATGGTTTTGTCATTATGCACAATTTCTTTAAAGACGCTTTATTGCAAAAAATTGGCGTTGTTAAAGTCTATTATGATGAAACCGAAAATGTCGAAGAAGAAACCTATACTGGTTTATCTGATGATGAACTAACCTTATTGCTGCAAGATGAAAATGTAGAAATTGTTGAGCAAAACACCGAAGAATATGGTGAAGAAGGTGTTGACGAAATGGGTATGCCTTTATCGGATTATAGTGTTAGCCATGATGTCAAAATTAAACGCACTATGTATGGTGGCATGATTAAGGTTGACAACATACCGCCAGAAGAATTTTTAGTAAACAGACGAGCTGCGTCAATAGATGAAGCTGATTTTGTAGCACATAGAACAACAATGAAAGTGTCTGATTTGTTACAAATGGGTTATGACCGAGATTTAGTTGAAAAACACGCTGGTCATGCTGAATTAGATACAAACCAAGAAGTGCAAAATCGTTTTGAAGATGTAGAGTCTGGTTCTGATACTGACAGCTCTGATATGTCAATGCGTGATGTTTTAGTCACAGAAGCCTATATTAAAGCAGATTATGATGGTGATGGCATTGCCGAGCTACGCAGAGTTGTTACATTAGGGTCTGGCTTTGAAATTGTTGAAAACGATACATTTGACCATGTACCTTTTGCGTGTTTATCACCAATATTAATGCCGCATAGGTTAATTGGTCGTAGTTTAGCAGAATTAATCATGGATATACAAATGATTAAATCAACTGTTATGCGTCAATTATTAGATAATATCTATCTTACAAACAATGTAAGAGTTGCTGCTGTTGAAGGGCAAGTTAACATTGATGATTTATTAAATTCACGAGCAGGTGGTATTGTGCGTGTGCGTCAACCTAATGCACTACAACCTTTACAACCACAGCTTATCGGTCAAAACGCATTTAGCTTGTTACAATATCTTGACGATTTAAAAGAACAAAGAACAGGATTATCAAAAGCGTCTATGGGATTAGATGCCGATTCCTTGCAAAGCACAACAGCTACCGCAGTTGCAGCACAAATGTCTGCAGCACAAGGTAAAATAGAAATGATAGCACGAGTATTTGCTGAAACTGGAGTTAAACAACTGTTTCAACTTATCTTAACGCTTTGCTTACATCATGGCAAAAAAGACCAAATGATACGACTTAACAATAAGTTTGTGCCGATTGACCCTAGCAACTGGAAGCATGAATACGATATATCAGTTAATGTTGGATTAGGTTCTGGTCAAACAAACGAAAAAATGGCGTTTTTGGCTCAAATGGCACAAAAACAAGAACAAATATTATTGCAAACTGGCGTTGATAACCCATTAGTTAGTTTACAACAATATCGTAATACACTTGCCGAACTTGCTGGAATGGCTGGTTATAAAGATGCGTCACGCTTCTTTAAAAATCCAGAAGATGCACCGCCACAACCACAACAACCGCCACCCCCTAGTGAAGCAGAATTAAAAATGCAATTTGAACAACAAAAATTCCAAGCAGAATTAGAATTGCAAAAACAAAAACAAGAAGCGGAATTAGCATTGAAACGAGAAGAATTGCAAATGAAAATGCAAATACGACAAGAAGAATTACGCTATGAAGCACAGTTACGAGGTTTTGAACAGCAAATGGGCGGTGACCCCTCTACAAATTTACCAAGAGTAGTTGAATAATGGAAGATGAAACATTAGACGCTTTAACTGCATTATATAATGCTTACCCAAAAACACAGTATGTCGATTATTCAGGGTTTATTGACGCTTTCCAACCTGTTTTAAATGACCCTAGTATGTATGTGCCACAACAAGGTTTATTACAAAATACACCAACTTTGGCAGAAATAACATTAGACCCTGTTGTAACAGGTTTACTACAAGCCTATCCACAAATGGAACAAGATTTTCAGTCTAGCTTTGCAGTTGACCCTAACACCTATCGTAATTTTGAAACTTATAAAAGATTGCCTTTTGATAAAGCCTATTGGGAAAGTGTAGTTGGCGGTGGTGGAAGCGGTGGAGATGGTTTAGATTTAGGTGGAGTAGATGCTGCTGGAACAGTTGCAAGTACAATAGTTAATCCTGACCCTGACCCACCTGATGACCCACCTGATGTAATTACAGTTGATGGTGATGATGGTACTGATGGCAGTTCAGGTACTGATACTGTAACAACAGTTACTTTGGGAAATACTGGTGGTACGACTACAAATACAAGCGGCTCAAATGAGGTTACTGGTGTTGAATTAGTAACAAGTGATGATTCCGAAACATCAGGTTCTGACAAAATTACAAAAACTGGTATAGATTTAGTAGCAAGTGATTCCGAAACATCAGGTTCTGACAAAGTAACTAAAACAGGTGTCGATTTAACTGTCGGTGGTACATCAGGCGGTTTAATAACAAGTAGTGATAATGTAACTACTAAAACAGGTGTAACAGATACAGATTTAAATACATCAAAAGAAAATGCTATTAATGATTTAATGACAGCAGCAGATAGTGCTATTAGGTCTGACACTATATCAGGTGCTGACCTTGATTATGCAGTAGATAGCATACTTGCATCAACTTCTATTGCAAATGTAGCATCAAATTTATCTTCAGCATTGACAAGTTTAGGAGTTGAGAAAGTTGGTGTTGCTTCTGCAGCTACAGGTGGCACTAATTTAGGAAGTTGGACAAACAATACTATGGCTGTTAGTAAATATATTCCTGTTGGTGGTATTAGTAAAAATATTGGTGGTTTTACTGATGTTTTACCAGATTTTAGTGTTCCTATTGAGGGTAATATTAGTAATGTTGGTAATGCTATTACAGAGTGGTTAGATAGTCCACTAAACGAGGGTCTTGGAACTGCAGGTACAGGCATTAATGATGCTACACAATTTACAGGTGCGGAAGCCATATCTCTTGGTGGTGGCTTATTGTCATTAGCAAGTGCTTTAGATGAAGCAACACCCTCTAATGTATATGGTACTGTTTCAGGTTTTGGTGCATCAGGTTTACTTGGTGAAGCCATGCAAACAACTTTTACGCAGCCTTGGGTTGCACCATTGGCAGTAGCATTATTTATAGGGGAAAAACTACAAGCAGACCCATCTAACAAAACAGGCTTTGCTCAGTATGATGCTGGAACAGGCGAAACAACAAGTTTTGGTATGGAAGGCGATAAATTTAAAGAAAAAAATGTTGAGGCTTCAACAAGTATAGCAAATGCTATGGGTGGAGCTGTTAGTAATATTACTAGCGCTTTTGGTTTGACTGCAGAGGGCGATATATTAGCACAAACAGGTAATCGTGACCCACTTAATATAACTTATGGTAACCAAGAATCAGAAGCTACATTAAGCGATAGATTAAATTACAATACTGAAAGTGGTGATATACAAAGTGGTGATGGCATAGAAAGATGGTATTACACAGGTAAAGATGGCTTTGATGGAGCAAGATTAACAAGTGATTTAGTGCATGGCACAGCATTACTAAGTTTAAAAGCTAAAGCTAATGGTGAAGATAGTATTGATTTAGCAAATATGACATTACCATCAAGGTCTGCAGATGAGGTAAAAAATACTTACCTATCACAAGGTTTAGATGAAGTAGCCGCAGATGCCTTAACAAGTGCGGCTCGTAGTGCAAGTGGAGCAACTTCTGAATTATTAGGTGGATTATTGTTAGCCAACACAACTAATGAAGCTAATTATTTAACACCAACAGAAAGAGAAAGTTTAATAGAACAAGGATTTACAAACGAACAGCTAGACACAATGTTGTATGGCACAACAAACGACAGTCTATTAGCTATTAATGAGTTATTAGCAAATACAGAGGAAAATGAAAATAACGAAGAAAACATATAGAGGAAAAAATGGTAAAAATAGAGAATTTAGAAAAGGATAAAGCTCGTGCCGAACAAGCACAGGCATTATTACGAAACGAAATATTACAAGAGGCTTTTACATATTTAGAGGAACAATACCATATTGCATGGGCTAATAGTTCACTAGACCAAAAAGACCCTCGTGAAAAAGTTTTTATGATGTTGACAACGCTTAAAGCTGTTAAGCAACACATAGAAAATGTCGTTACTGATGGTAAATTAGCTGACGACACCTTAAACCAACTATGACCAAGCATTTAGCAGTCAAAAGGAGAAAAACATGACAGACGACAACCCAACTGGGAACGACCCTATCAACATGGCGGAAGCCACAAGCCTACTACTTGACAGGCAGGAATCAGAAGATAATCCACAACCGAATCAAGAGGCACAACCAGAAACAGAGGTTGAAGAAACCCCTGATGTAACAGATACAGAAGAACCAACAAGTGAAGAACCTGATGAGGCACTTGAAGCTGTTGAGGAAGATGTATCGGAAGAATTAGATGAAGAAATAGTAACCGAAGATGAAACTGAGGAATACGAGGAACAAGAATACTATACTGTGAAGAATAATGGTGTAGAAGAAGATGTTACCCTTGATGAATTAGTTGCAGGTTATTCTCGACAATCTGATTATACAAAAAAGACAACCGATTTAGCTAATCAAAGAAAAGACTTTGAGCAGCAACAACAGGCTCTTTTACAGGAGAGGCAAGCTCTCCAGCAAGGTTTACAACAGTTAAACCAGCAGTTATCTGCGGAAACACAAAACCAGCCTACACAAGAATATTGGGATAATCTGTATGAAACAGACCCCTTAGAATATGTAAGGGCTAAAGACAAATTTCGTGACAAAGAGGCGGAACTTGCAAAAGTTCAAGCAGCACAAAATGAACTTGCACAGCGACAAGCATTTGAACAACAGGAAGCTATGAAAAAACATCTTGCCGAAGAACAAGTAAAATTGACAAAGGCAATTCCTGAATGGAAAGATAATAAAGTTGCTGAAATGGATAAAAGAAACATTGTTACTTTTGCTAAGCGTTATGGCTTTAATGAGCAAGAGTTAAACAATGCTACTGACCACAGAGCAATATTAATGCTGCGTAAGGCTATGCTTTATGATGAACTAGAAGCAAAAAAACCGCTTGTTAAGAAAAAAGTTAAGAAAGCACCGAAGATGACGAAATCTGGTAAAAAGATAACAACTAAAAAAACTTTGCAAAAAGGAAAGGTTGATAAAGCCTTTAATAAGTTGAAATCAACTGGCAGCATGGATTCTGCTGTTGATTATCTTTTACAAAAATCCAATTAACCATATAAGGAGTTTATAATATGGCAACTTACTTAACCGCAAACGCTGTTGGTGAAAGAGAAGATTTGTCTGATGTAATTACTCGTATTGACCCTGCTGAAACACCAATTTTCAGTAATGGCAAGAAAATTACAACAAGTGGTGTATTCCACGAATGGCAAGTTCAAGAACTTACAGCAGCTTCCGATACTAATTATCAATCAGAGGGCGCAGATTACACATACACTAATCCTACCGCTACAACTAGACTTGGTAATTATCATCAAATTTCTATCCAAGCTGCATCAGTATCAGGTACACTTGATGTTGTTGACAAAGCTGGTAGAGATAAAGAAACAGCTTATGTTAAAGTCTTAAAAGGACTTGAGCAACGCAGAGATATTGAAAAAGCACTTTGCAAAAACGAAGCAAGAGTAGCTTCACCTGAACCAAGAAAAGCAGGTAAAATTAGTTCTTATATAACTAATGTTTCACTTGTTTCTCCAAGTACAACACCAACAGGTGATGGAACAGATGTTTCTGACAAAGCTGGTACTGACGCTGCACTAACTTTAGCAAAAATTGATACTGCTATGAAAGCTGCATACGAAGATGGCGGACAGCCTAATATGCTTGTAGTTTCACCTGCAAACAAAGTAGCTTTTAGTGACTTATCAGGTGGTGGCGTAGCAACACAACAGTTGCAATACACAGCACCAAAAGAAGTAGCTATCGTTGGTAGCGTTTCACTTTATCTTACAGATTTTGGTGAACTAAGCGTTACTATCGACAGACAAATGCCTGATGACACAATATTCTTATTAGATTCTAACCATTATTCTATTGGTTCGTTACCTAATAGACTATTCTCTGTTTCAGATGTAGCACCAACTGGTGATGCAACCAAATTTGCAATAGTTTCTGAGTGGACTTATGTTCCAACAGCACCTAAAGCACATGGCATGGTAACAGACTTAAATACTTAATTTAAGCAAAGGGGGGTATTAAGTACCCCCCACAACTTAGGATTTACAATGAAAAAAATAATTGGTTATGACCCTGTACAGAAAAAAACAACATATTTTCATGGGGGTAATGATGGTCAGCATCATGTTTCAGTAGAACAAGAAACAAAAGACATAATTAAAAAAGCCAAAGATTTAGATATTGATTACAAACCATACAATATCGTAGGTACACAAAAACACATGAGGCAAGTCGCAGAAATACCTGCAAACCTCTATTATGAATTATTACATAAATTCGGAGAACCGAAGAAAAACAAAAAAGCATGGTCAAGATGGTTAAATGACCCTGACAACAAATATTTTAGAACAGGTGGCGGAAGTATATAATGGCAACAGATTATTCATCATTAAAAACAGAGATAGCTGATTTTTTAGCTAGAGATGACTTAACGACACAAATTGATACATTTATTGATTTAGCTGAAAGTCGTTTATCTCGTGAACTAGAAACTCGGTCACAAGACACACGAACAACTTTAACAACAAGTGCAGATAATGCCTATGTATCGTTGCCAACTGATATGCGTAGTATTCGCAATGTAAAAGTAATGAATAACCCTCGTGTTACATTAAGGTATTTATCACCGCTACAAGTAAAGAAAGAATATGCTACAACAGGTACTGGTTTACCACGAGTTTATAGCGTTATTGGTGATAATTTATTTTTAGCACCAACACCTGACTCAACACTTAACATAGAATTGACCTATAAAGCGTCTGTAAGCTCTTTAAGCGACAGTAACACGACAAACACTATATTAACTCGTTTTCCTGATTTATACCTCTATGCGAGTCTATTTCACGCTTATACATATTTATTAGATGAACAAAGGGCTACACAATACAACGCACTTGTAGAGAACATACTGCAATCAATACGAATTGATGAAGAAAAAGGTAATTATGGCGTAGGTTTAGAGATGCGTGGTGATTATGGGGAAATAAGATAATGATGAATTTTGGTGAATGGTTGCCTGACCAGCCTGACAACACAAGCGGTGTGACAACAGCCAAAAATGTTATACCTGCTGCAAGAGGGTATCGTGGTTTACAAGACCTATCCCAATACAGCAATGCTGCGGATAATAGATTAAGAGGAATATTTGCCGCTAAAGATGATACTGGCGACCCTAAGATATTTGCAGGTGATGTTACAAAATTATATGAATTTACAAAAGCAAATTCTAATTTAACAAATATATCAAAAACAGGAAATTACAACTCATTAGGTAATGACGATATATGGAAGTTTATTGACTTTAGTGGTTATGTTATTGGTGCATCAGGGCATAACAATATATTACAAGTATATGATAATGGCACAAGTTCATTATTTGCCGACATAGCAGGTAGCCCTGCAGCTAAACATATAGCAGTTGTAGGTGATTTTGTTTTTACAGGTAATGTTAAATATGGTGGCAACACATATCCAAATCGTGTGTACTTTTCCTCACTTGCTTCTCATACAGGTTGGACAATAGGCACAGACCAATCCGATATACAAGATATATTTGATATGGGTGATATAACAGGTATTGTTGGTGGAGAATACGCTACTATACTTTGTGAAAGAGGTATAGTGCGTGGGTCTTATGTTGGCACACCACTTATATTCCAATTTGATAAAGTTCAAACAGGCTTTGGTTGTAACTATCCAAATTCAGTAGCAAGTGTTGGTGAAACTGTCTTTTATTTATCAGATGATGGTTTTTATCAATTTGATGGACAAAGAAGTACGCCAATAGGTGCGGAAAAAGTAAATCGTTTTTTCTTTGATGATTTTACAATACGAAACAAAGGAAGAATATCTACTGCTGTTGACCCTACAGAACAAATAGTTGTGTGGTCATATACATCAGGTAGTTCTAATGATGATACACCTGATAGATTATTAATTTATAATTATGCGTTAAAAAGATGGTCTTATGCAGAATTAGACTGTGAACTTATATCACCATTTATGACTATTAATTATACTTTAGAAGAATTAGACGCTATTAGCACATCATTAGATGGATTACCTGCCTCACTTGACTCATCAATCTATATTGGTGGTCAATTTATCTTTGGTGGTGCTAAAGACAAAAAGTTACACACCTTTAGTGGTATTAACAAGGAAGCCTTAATTGAAACTGCTGATTTAGATACAGGTAATGGTCGTACAAGCGTTATAACGAATGTTATACCTTATGTTGAGATAGTAAGCGGCACGACACCATCTGTTACAGCGCAAGTATCGTCAAGACGCAGACAAGTTGATGATGATAGTTTTGGCACAGCAAGTACCTTGAATGATGATGGATATTGCAATGTAAGGTCAAATCAAGGTAGGTATCATAAAATAAGGTTAAATGTTTCAGGTACTTGGAAGTATATACAAGGTGTAGA